TACGGACAAGATTACTACCTGACTGAAGTCGTTCAATCCCTTCTCTTTCGTCTTTAGTGACATCAACTGTTTTGTCGTTTAGATCTACAGATCTCTTAAGATCAATTTCATCCGCTGCTAATTTATTCCATCCCTTATACTCTGTATTACTCTTGAGCTGATCCATAGTAAGGAACATCTCATGAATGATATATTCACAATCTTGTGGGTTATAACCACTAGTCGTAGGAACATAAATTCTCTCGGGGGGACATAAAGCTACATCGGCACAATCATATAAAACATCCTGGACTACAATGTCTATATTATCTTTACCGGACAGAATCTGTGCTACAGCTTTTCTTACAGACTTTTGGTTATCTTCTATAACCCTTGGGGATTGATCAACGCCTAATCTCCTAAAAACTTCTGCTTCGATCTCCTCCGGTTGCCTTGCTGAATCAAATAGCCATATTGCTTCTTGAGGGTTAAGGTCTTCTAGTTTAAATTCTTCAATTCTTTGGGCTATATCAATCTTCCAGAATGGTTTAAGAATATAAAAACCTTTCTCGAGCATCTGGTCTATTGCTATAATCATCTTGTTCTTGATCTTCATCTTATCCATTAAGATATGATCTAAGAACTTCTCGACTTTCTTAGCTGCTGCCCAACTCCCGCTGGGAGACGGAGTAACTTGAACTACTGGTCTGATACCGACTAAGACATTATGTAAAGCTGCTTTAACTTTACGGATCTTTATTTCTAGTGTCGGCATCCGAATATTGGCACATCCAGAGAAAGGAAAGGTCTTAGTCTTTTTCACCCTCATTCTCATCTTGTGCCACTTGTTCTGTTTATCCTCCCAAGTCCCTACCCAACCATCAACATCGTCTTTCCAGTTCTTAACTGTGGTACAAAGTTTTACATCATCGTTCGATTGACTTCCGGCATAACTTGCCGGTTGCGGATCTTGTTTAAAGTATTTTTGTACCATTATTTTTCCTCTTCATATTGACAAACTCGGTTATTTTAAATGCATGGACGGTTTTGGGTTCGTTTTTAATAAACATATATTCTGCTGGTCTTATCTGTTTTACCTCTTTACGTTTATTAGTAAAAGTAATCCTGCCAAACCGCCTAACTCTTCTTTTCTTTTTATGAGACTTCAATGTTGTATAAGTCGGTGGATGCTCAATATCCATATGAGTCCCTTATTGTCTGTTTTTCTGATTCCGTCTGCTGACCGTAACGACCCCTCTCTTCATCCATTCCTTCGTCAGAATGCATCGGAGTCAGAATTTGTTCTGCATAGCTCATAGTATCGACTATATCGTCCCACCGGGAACTACCTATTGTTAAAATCTCTTCTCTAGCCTCATGGTGGTTAGCGTGTATGTAGTATTTGCCATTTTCGAATAAAGGCTGTAAAGAAGCTGTTATCCTCTTTTTCTTGTTTCTGATGTTTCCGCTGCCAGTAGTGCTAATGATAACATTCTTCAATTCTATAAACGGAGCGTAGATCTTTCGTTCTTCAGCTCTTTTTAAAACAGCTAAATAGAAACTCTTCTCAACACCAGAATTGGGAAGACCTATAGCTGTAATCGTTCCTCGATTTTGTTCATACATATTTAAGAACGAATCAATAAACTCTCCTAATGGTGCGTGTGTTCGTATGTAACGAACTAAATACCGGTTAGAGAGCGGATCTATGACTATGTGGCTTGCTACCTTCCAATCTGACTTCTCTTCATCGCTATATGCCGGGTCTACGGCTATTACTCCGTTAAACTGTCCCGGGAGGGTTTCCCAATACCTAAGATACTCAGGCTTGATCGGAATACTATCATCCATCTTTGGATCATTCAAAAACTCAGATGCAAAGGCAAAAGAGCCTATTTCACTCTTTCTCTTCTGCAGCCAGGCGTGTGGACGGGCTGAAGCCCATAATTCCTGTCCCTCTTCCTGCACAGCGTCTATATAAGCCCTGTATTTACGTTTACACCATCCATTTGGCGTATCTAATAAATCTGCCAAAACAGAGAGAGGGTGTAGGATAGTTCCGACAATTACTAATTGACCCCCGGGGAGGAGTGTATTTAGGCATGCCCTAAATAGCCAGTCTTTTAGCTTCTTCCTCTGATCTTCAGAAACAACGGATTCGTCGGTTTCGATATCGTCCAGGATAACACAGTCGGGTCTGAAGCCCCGTATCTGTCCTCCAGCACCCTTAGCCCTTAAAACAACACCGTTTGTAAGGATTATATGGTTCTCAGTCCATTTTGGGGATCTGACATCTCCAAATAATCTCAATATCTCTTCATTTGACTCTAGTTCGGTCTTAATTTTCCTTAAAAGCTCTACTGCGAGGTTCTCAGAAGCCGAAACTATACATATATCTCGTCTTTTGCCAAATAATGCCAACCAGGTAGGATAAAAAACACTAGATAAGGTTGATTTAGCAAAACCCCTGGGGGCTGCTATGACCAACCTATCCTCTGTTGCCAACAATTTGTACATTTCCTGATGAAATGCCGGAACTGAAAACTTGATATATTCAGGAAAGATCAATAACGAAAAGTCTATAAATGAATTATCTAATGTTGTGAGCAGCTCTAAATCGTTTTGCTTCTGTTTGCTTTCGCTTGATGAAGTATTCATACTCCCAGTCTTTAAGACCTAGCCTCCTTTTAAGTTCTTTTGCGTCATAAGTCAAGAAATGGGTTAAAAACATCTTATACTTGTGTTCCCACTCATCAATCACTTTTATGCTCCAATTTAATAGTTCCAAGTCATCCCGGGGCATGACTCCCGGGAGCCGTTCTCCTTAGAACTGCGAACAGTAGTTTAGCCCTCTGTTGCAACAGGGAACAGCTTGGGTCTACTACCGAATCTTAATAGCTTGGCAAGGATTTGACGAGAAGGCTTGTTCATTGGCTCATAGCTCCAATCGCATGAGTGTTAAATACACCTTTACTCGTATAGTCACCTTACATAATGACCTAAGCGTCATCTTATCAAGTGTGTCTACCTATTCCACCACAAGCTAGTATCTTTGGTGTTTCTTACAGATGTTATGCTTAAAGTCCTTTTCGCACCCACAAGCATATTTCTCTGGTGAGAGTTCATTGATAAATGCTGTATTGACGGCTCTTGCCAACTCGCCCCCACAAGGAGTTGAGCCATTCTTGCCCGGTAAGGTTATATGGACTTCATACACAGGCTTAGTGTTCTTTGTCACGACATAAGAGCCTTGAGCCTTAAGATATTTGTATATATCCCGGGTGAATTTACGTATATTGACCTCAGTTGTCGTGACATTCATAGAATTTAGTTCCGATTTAGTGAGGGGGTTTATATATATCTTTAAGGGGGCTATGGGGGTGTTTGCCTTCCCTTGAGCCTTTAACTTCCAATAATAAGTATTATGTCAAGTACTTGATCAGCGAGTTATTCTGTGCTTGGTGATTCAAGTAATTCTCGCCTCTTATCTAATACAGACCTTAGATCCTTGATGTCGATGTTAGATGTATGTACTGTTAACTCCTTATCCCTTAAGTAGTTAGAGCATTTGCCTAACATTTCCCAATATCGAGCCTTAACAGAAGGATTCGTTTCGTTTTTATGGAGCTCGGCAGTTCTTATCATATAATCCCCACGTGACATACTAGATAGCTCTTTAACTCTGCCTTCTAATGCCTTCTTGAAATGATCCTTGCCGAATAGCCTATGAGCGTTCTTATGTGCTGACTCTGCATTCTTGTATACATAGAGATAACTTTGGATCTGATTATAGAATGTTGTACGGTCATTTATATCTAGATACTTGTCCATTACTAGCTTATGCCTTGGTGATAGTTTTGTCATGATTTCCTCTGATTGGCGAAACTTAATATTTATAGAGTATAAATCGCTCTAGGATTGATTCTAAGAGACGATCTCTCTTCTATATATATATGAGGTTCAATCGGTGTATTTTTTGAATATTGGCAAGTTTACAAGGTATATATTTTTTATATACATGATTTTGTCGTCGATCGTTTTTTAAACTATTTTAAAATATTTTTAC